TAAGGGCCAATGCTACTTTGACAAATACTGCTTTGCTTGTGTCTGCCGCTACAGGGATGGACCATAAAAAAACAGCAGAACTTATGTCTCAGGCACATCTTGAGCTTGGGGCTAGTCTAGAAGAGTCTGCCACCATGTTTGGAAAAATTGCAACTGTTGCCAAAGATTCTGGTTTGAGTTTTGGAAAGGTATCAGAATCTATAGTTAGTAATGCCGAATCACTTAAAATGTGGGGAGGTACGATTGGAAGTGTAGCGCCGTTGTTTGAGGCTTTTAACAAAACACTTGGTGACGGTCGCAAGGGTTTAACAGCAGATGTACTAAAACAGTATGTTGGTGGATTACAGAGCATGGGTTTTGAAATGCGTGCGCTAATAGGTTTACAAGCCCCAGGCGGAGCACAAAGGGGCGCATTTGGTGCCGGACTAGAGATGGAAGCGCTTATGGAAGATAAAACTGGTGAAGGTATGGAAAAAATATCAAGTAATCTTATAAGTACTCTCAAACAGTTTAGCGGCGGAAAGATGATTACACGAGAGGAAGCTATTGAGAATCCAGCCCTAGAAAGAAATTTTATTATGCAGCGCCAATTGTTGAAACAAATGGTAGGTGGTGATGACGCAACGGCAACCAGAATGCTAGATGCATTACAAACAATAGACAAAACTGGTTTAAAAACTGGTAGTGATGCACAAAAGGCATTTGGCGATCTTCTTGGTGCAGGAGAGAAAGTAAAAGATTCTACTACAGACGTTATAGCAAAAGTGGCTGCACAACAACTTGCCGCACAACATACATATGGCGAAGAAATGATCTCTGGACTGGCCGCAATTGTAGATAAATTGCCAGGGGCACGCGAATATCTTGGTGCAGCAAAAAAGACAGTTGATAGATCAATAGGAAGAGGATCAATTGGCAAAGGAGATATTGAATATTTTGGCAAGGCATCAGGCAATGAAGCCGGCGCGAAGAAAGTTATTGATTGGGCTGAAGAAATACTTGGTACCGGTGAGGGACTAATATCTAGGGATCAACAAAAGAAGACGGCCTATGGAGCAAAAGCAGGGGAGTCAGTGGTAGGCAAAACGATGGAGACGCTGTTCAAAAGATTAGACCCTGATAGAAAATTTATTGGAGGCAAGAGAGTTACCAAGGAACAACGAGAAGAAATTAAAAAAACTGGAGAGATTCCTATTGAGCTTGCACGGCGTCCGATGCAAAACGCAATGAATTATATGGAACAAAGAATTACGAAAATAATGGGCAATAAAGATCTTGATCAACTCGGCGGCAGAAAAAGAGCAATGGTTGTTACCCTGGGACGCCAGAGGCAAGAATTGCAGGAAGCATTGGAAAAGAAATCTGTAAAACGAGAAACTTTGGTTGCGCCAACGCCCTCGTTAGAGGCTTCAAAAGAGGTTGTGAAAACATTAATGACCGTTCCAACACGTCGGGCACCTATGATGCAGGAAAAGCAACCACAAGAGCCACCTTCGTTACCTATAGTGCAGGAAAAAGAGTTGGCCAGGGGATATATTAATAGAGCTACGACAGAAGCTGGGTCACATGAGCTTAATACAGGTAAGTCCATCGAGGCCGCAACGCAAATAGAAAAACGTGTAAAGGAAACAATGGAAATAGTTCAGCCCGAACCTGTAGTAATTGATGTAAAGCTTAATGTAGATAACAATGGAGTTAAACAAGAGGTGTTAAAGGAAGTTCGTATAGAGCTTAGAAAAAGATCTAATTAGAAAAGAGCTTATACAAACGAGGACAATATGGGCATTGATACTGATATAGAAAAAGGTTATGGGGATATTAGGCAGTTTGCTAATGATAATAGCGATACGTTGATGCAGTTACAACAAATGCTTTATGATCCGCCTAATGTTAGGATGGCGAATGGCATCACAAACCGTAAGCAACAGATAATGACATGGAGATTACCAAATGGAAGCTCTGTCCAAATGTATATTAACCCAGAAAACTTTGTTGTAAATGAGAGCAAGCAGATTACCCAAACTCGTACTAAGGGCGGGTTTGTTGTTCAGTATTGGGGAGACAATCTTGCAAAGTTAAGTTTAAGTGGCACAACTGGATCTTCTGGTGTTAAGGGAGTACAGGTTTTACGTGACATATATCGTGCAGAAAATCATGCGTTTGAGTTAGTTGCAGCGACACAATTGGAGGAACTAATAGATATAGCCAACGACACTTCTGTTAAGGATTCTAATATTGCCAGATCAGTTTTTAATTCCGCCCAAACAATACGAGAAAGAACCTTTATTTTGCGCCCTACACTTGCGTCGTTAGCCCTAAGTGTAATGTTGTTTTACCAAGGAATACAGTATCGCGGATTTTTTACAGAATTTTCGGTAACAGAAAGCACAGCACCGTTGGGTTTGTTTACTTATAATATGTCGTTTATGGTAACCGAAATACGCGGATCTAGGAAAAACTTCCTTCCATGGCACAAAGAACCGTTGGGTGACAGCCTATATGGACAGGTTGTTTCTGGAACAATAAATGCGGTTGGCAATTCGTTGAGAAGTTTGGCAGGATTACCGCAACAATCTCAAAATCCTGAAAATTTCCACCCCGAGGACGCCCCGTTGTCTTTCGGAGATAATTCGTTAGGGATATAAGAATAATATTATGAGTATTATATTTGGTTCAGATGCTGGTATACGAGATGACTCATTCGATGGGTTTGTTGGTGATATTACAGATACGTTCAATAAAGTTGCAGATACTGTTAAGAATGCTATCGAAGGAAAAGGTCCTCCTGCTCCTCCGAGAGAAAACGTACATGTTGATACGGGATTCGCTAACGTTCCCGGCACATCGTTTGTTGGGTCGACTGTTGATAATGTTGATGACATAAAACAAAGACACATAATATCTCAAGAACCAAGTATGACAGTTTATATAAAGAAAAGGGCTTTTTGGGGACTCAAAAGCGAAAATGAATCGAAGTTTATGGACAGCGGCGAGAAGCTTTTTATGCGTTCTTCTAAAATTCTTTTTGAAAAAAAATGTAATCAAATCGCATCATACGAAGCCTTAACAAAGTTATCGAAACTTGTTACAGAAGATGCGGGGTTAGACGCACAACATATTGCGGAAATAATGGAATTAATTAAAACCGTATTAGGAAATTCTCATACCGCGTTAGATGATTCTGCTGGAGCCATTAAATCACGTGATCCAGATAATTTATCGTTTGTCGCCACGATTGATGAATCATTACTTGATCAAAAAAATACATTAAGTGAATCCGCCGAGGACTTACTTGAGTATCTTAGCGAAATAAAGAAGAAGCAAGCAACGTTAAGCCAAGCAACCAATACAACTTGGGTAATCGATCCGAATACAAAAGATATTTCTGGTGTTGGCCGTGGATCTGGTGTCATAGAACTTACTTTGGTAAGCAACGCAAGTACATCTTTGGGTATACAGGGCGGAGGTACTATAAACTTTACCGCACAGGATCCATATAATCTAATGAAGATCACAACAGATGATGTTGAGATTGCCGTTTCTGCTGCCAAACTAGAGAGTGATATATTTAATGATAGCGACAAGTATGGAGGACAAGTAGAGCTCAAAGGCGCGGCCACAATATTAGATGAAGCAAGAAGTAAAGAAGAAATACTGAGGAACATACGAGAGAACAAGATTGCTAGTATATTGGGCTTTGATAGAACGATTGTTGGAAAATCCTCGATGGCTGAGATAGTTTTTGAAATTAACCCAACTTCCTCCGCGACCGATAGAGTTGTGGCGTATACAACATCGGTAGATGTTCCTCCGTTTAATAAAGATAGTTTCAGGATCGCGATGTTACAACTGCCAGCAGAACAACAGCTTACATCGGAAGAAGACGACTTGGTAGTACAGATTTTTGAACTTTTGGGTGATTATGTTGATGCCGTTCAATCGATCAATACAAGAATAATAGATAACAACAAAGATAGCGACGTCACATATGCTAGAAGACATATGCGCGCTCATTATCTTGGTAAATCTATAATTCAGCCTATGGACAGCGTACACGTTTATATGCGTGGCAATACTGTAAAGCACAACGAAATTGTTGGTCCTCTTAGCACAATATTAAATAATTCCAGCTTTATAGACGAAATTGCCAAAAATAGCGATGTATCCGATGCAGTTATAGAAGCAGAAATGGAACAATTTGATATTAGTGGCCTAAAGATTCCTGTCGAATTTTACAAAGCCATGAGAACAAGTAGTTTTATGAGAAATGCCGGAACTCATGTTTTTGGCGGAGTTGTTAGTTCTGTATCTGAATCATATAATGCGAGTAATGGAACATATGTATTAAATGTAAATGGCGAAAGTAATTTAAAATGGCTAAATCTGTCTCGTGTGAATACTTCTCCATCACTTGCTCAGCCAAAGGGAATGTTGGAAGACCCACTTACCCCATTTGATTACAAAACAGATGAAGCTACCGGACTCATTACAAAAGAGCCGCCGTTGTTGAGTATGAATATAGACGCAATGAATGATAACAAAATTAGAGACAAACATGGTGTTGGAAATGGGGCTCTTATTAGAAACAAAAGTGACGGAGACCAAGACCAAATACCATTTGAAGAAAAGATGCGTATAGTTTGGAAACATGCGCCTGGGGTTGTATACCAATGGAAACATGGGGTGGCAGTTGCAACGTACGATGTTAATTTATCGACATCTTTACAGGGAAAGGAGAATGATCTGGCGTTCCTAACCAGATATGTTGGGCTTACTTTGGTTGATCAGCCGTTTTCTGGATTAGATGCTGCGGATATTGTTAGTTTATTGGTCACAGGGTATCCACACAGTGCGGGCAAGTTTTATGACAATGCGAAAGGAATTGGTACATTTACAACTGCTGGGTCAAATGCCGCCCCAAGCTATTTTCATTCGTTTTTTGATATCACCAGAACTACAAACAATGTGTTAGGAAATTTTCGTCCGTTTCGTGCGGTCGGCCTAGATGGACGATTAGCAGCTAGAAGATTATCTTTACAAACTTTCCTTAAGGAGGGTTATACAAAAGTAGACCAATTAAGGTCTGAAGTAGCAGCCAATAGAGACAGACTTTTGTCAATAGATACGCGGCCAGAGGGAATAGTAACGCTCGAAATATTGCGCCAAAATGTAGAAAATGCAGAAAAGATTTATAAAGATACTGGTTCAGATGCACCAGTAATAGAAGCACAAAGAATTTTTGACGAAAATGTAAAATCTGAGGGTAAACGCGATTTAACAAAACGTGCGTTAAAGGACGTAATAGGTAACCTGGAATCTCGTATAAGAACAGAGCTTGGTAATTTGGCAGAAAGCGCTAATCAGGCAAAAGAAGATAAGGTGATAGCTGACACGAGAAATATAGTTTTCAAACTAGACGAGATCCCAACAGGTTTGCCGAGTGAAGCACAGGAAGAAACAGAAAAAAGTATTAGACTTAGAAACAAAGTATTGCAAGTTAGAACGCAACATGATTGCAAATTTGGTACCGACGAGAACCTATTTATAGTTTCTGATCACTACGACAATGATAGAGAAATTCAGGCATTTGTAAGTAGGCTAAAACAGCAACAAAACTTATTCAACAGCCAATACCAACATCCAATAGAGATTTGTAACCAAGTTGCCGAAACTTTGGATTTTGAATTTTTTTGTGATACGATGGGCCACATACAGTTTAGGCCGCCACAATATAATAGGGTTCCGCTATCGCTAGTTCTAAAAATGTTTTTATTGAACAATAAAAACGGTGTGCAGCTCTACCCAGAGTTTCTTAAAAAAATGTTTAATACCAAACTCGAAACATTGCAAAATGAGGCTCAAGCGCTAGATAGTGAGATAAAAATTGATGCCCTTTCTTTAAATATGGATATACAGAAAGAAGAAGCGACAAAAATATTACAAAAATCTGCCTCAAGCGAAGATATTACTGGCAATGTGTATTTTACAACAAACACCGATCCAATTAGTAAGAATGATGTTGTAAGTTGTGCAGAAGCAATTGTGGCTTATGCAAACCAGATCGAGGGCTTAACTGGTCGTAAATCAGAATTACAGGATATCGATAAGACAACCGAGCATATACTTGCGTTAAATGACCCAAAGAATATACAGGTTAATTCACAAAGATTACGTGTAGCAAATCGTTTGCAGTCGCTGGTTAGTAAGAAACAGCAAATCGACACATTGTTGTCTAAGCTTGAAAGCCGTGCAAACAAGTTTAAGGAAGCAGAACCGTTTACGAATTTTTCTTCCAAAGAGGCTGGAGATTTTCTTGCTCCATATCAAGATCTTATTGAGGATGATTTTAATGATTTTCTTGGACCAGGATCATCTAAACGATTCATTATATATGATGACCAGATAATACGATCTGATTTTACCGAAAGCGATAAAAATGCTTATTGCCGCGTTGATGTAAACGGGCAACATGATTTTATTGGTGCGCCCGGAGAAATTGTACAAGGACTTCCATCTGTATGGGCTGGAGCAACAGACTTTGATATGTGGAGAATGTATGGGTATCGTGCTTTACCAACCCAGGTTAAGCCGTTTTTAAAAGACGCCAAAGACCAATGTGCTCCGTATGCTTTGTTTTTGTTAGCTAGAGCCAAACAAGATGTTGTTACTGGCTCAATAACAATACCGGGAAACGAATATTATCAATTAGGGGACGTAATATACATAAACTCAAGAGATATGTTGTTTTATGTATGGAATGTTAAACATGATTTTTCGTATGAAGGCGGTACATTTACAACGACTCTTGAGTGTAAATATGGGCATTCGCTTGGTGAATATATACCAACTCCTCTTGATGTTATAGGTAAACAATTAATTCGTGATCAAGAAAAATTTAATAGAACGCTTGTGTCTAGAGAAACAACCAGTGATGTTGGTGGGATTCATCTTGGGCTGGTTATTTTTGAAAACGAAGCAAGCGATAATGAAAGAAAAGCAATGTTAACAGAACCAAATGCAAGAACCAATATAACAGAGCTTAAAAGATCTTTACTGGTGGCACGAAACTATATACACAGTACTAAACCAGAAGATTTTCCAAAAGTAGAGGTTCGTGGGTGGATAGATAGCGATGATGATCGAGAAAAAGTAGAAAATAGAATGGCAGAGGTTATTAGTTGGTTGCAACATCCCAGCGGCAGGTGGCTAAAATATAGTTCTGAGGATAGATATATTGAGATAAAACCAATATACTATGATTCTAAATTGGATGACAATCATATAACAAACAAAGTTTTTAAAATAGATGACGAACATGATAATGTTACGGCGGTTAATCTTGCGAAGGATTTGGTCGGTGAAGATAAATCAAGACTTAGGATACCAAATGAAGAAGTCTATAATGTATCACAATCGAGAGAGCCGTATAATATAATAGAAATAGTTTTATTGCTCAAATAGTATGGAGGCACTATGGAAGCACCACTCAAAACAAGTACTTCGTTGAGACTAGCTACAGTTATTGATGTGGGTACAACGCTTGTGACGTGTAGGTATCTCGGCCGGGCTGGAGAAAACCCATTCGATTGTCCGGTTCCACATCCATATGTCGGAAGAGCAGGGGGAATTTTTATAGGTATCGAAAAAGGTACTGTTGTTTTGGTTTCAGAGGGTCCAAGCGAAGAAAGATTTATTATAGCTTGCGTTCCAATTAAACAGCAGTTTTTTGATCAAGAGGGTGTAGAGGATACATTGTATAACAATACACCGTATCCAGAGGTTATAGAGGGCCAATTAGTGCTACGGGCTAGTGGGAATGGATCATATATCGGTATACACCCAGATGGAGACATATCGTTAGATGCCGGAGCTGGCGACGACGGGGCTGATTTTGAATTATCTGGAGACTCTAGGGCATTATTTGTTAGGGTAGATAATAAGTATAGTTTCACTGAAGCTGGAAGAAGTATAGAAGGTGTTGTGCGCAGGGATAAGAACACAAAAGAGGAAGTTCTTGATACAGAAACTTTTGATTTCTTAACGGGCGAAGGGTATGATAAATTATTAAAACCAATTGGAAGATTGCCACAATATGAAACCTCACATGATACGCTTAAATTTGAGCGAAACTTTATTCGTAATCCGGCCTTAATCGAGAAACGAAATATTGTATACGAATATGCTGATAGTTTTGTGCTTGGGAAGTTGACAAACGAATCTAAGGCTATGATCGACATTCAACATGGCGAGCAGGTAGATAGGAATATAGGAGCTAGAAGCAATAGAAGAACCGATATTTTAAATCTCAACATGCTAAATTATAATCACCTGATCGAAAAGGTCGAGGGCACACTGGTTGATATTTACGGCAATGTATTGAATATAAACAGAGGTGTTATAGGTTTTCCAGATCTTAAATCATTGGGATTATCGGATGACCAAGGCGCGACACAAACTGCAGTTCAAACCATGTACGACTATATGCGTAGGTCAATCAAATATCACTTCGAAATTAATTCAAGAAAGAACATTGATGACGATGAACCTGCGCGTGGAAAGAACACCATACAGAATCGAGAACACAGCAGGTGGAGCATTGATATAGATGGAGAGGGGCTTACTAAACTTAACATTCCTGCTTCGTCTAATGTCGGAAACATCCCAGTGCTCAGCAGATATTTTACATCAAGAAACGAGAATGACAAGGAATCCGGAAGCTTTAAGTCGAAAGATAGAAAAGACATTAAGATATCGTCTTTTAGTAATAAAGGTCCAACAATTGTGGACACGTCTTATGTGCCAGATACTATAGATGAAAGCACTGTTACTGCCGGCACTGCATATCATGATTTATTTCAAGTGGCCGAATCGATTTTTAGTTCAGGGAAAAACAAAACACCATCTAATCGTTTGTCTGCCAAAATAAATAATAAAATTGGGGATTCGGATGCCAACGCTGGTGGACGAAGCTTACATGCAAACCTAGATGGAAGTGCCGTTATATCAATAGGTGCAGACAACATTGATTCAAAATCGCTATTATTAGATCTTGAGGGTGGTGTTGTCTCTCATTATGGTACAGATAATGATGGTCGAAGCATAATTCACCAATCTGATGGAACTGTGCTTATGCAAATTGGATCACAAAATACACCAGGAAGACTTGAACTACATCTGGTAAATGGATCTAATGCACAAAAAATAATTATAGACGAACGCGGAATGACAATTGATGTACAAGGAAGTATGGTACTAAATGCATCAGAAAATATAGGAATCAACGCCGGTGCAGAAATGATGATTGCTGGAGCCCATGTAACAGTACATGGTTCTGTTGATGCAAGTCCCGAAGGCGAAAGACTTGTGAATGCTGGATCAACTACTATAGTTCCAACAGGATTGCCACACCTTGGTATGTTTGGTTAATATTATGGAGACAGATTTATGAATATAGATTTTATTAAGGATCCGACAATTTTAGCGGCCTTAGAAGAAATACTCGATATTGCTGGCCCGAATTATAACTTACCATTTGATTCCGATGCACAGCCATCAGATGGTGTTGAAAGAAATGACGAATCACTTACCCAGTATGATGCACCAGGGGGGACAACACTTAAGAGTGTGCAACCACCTGCCGCAAATCCAAGCATGGGCAGCGTTATAAGCAGTGTATTAACAGTATTGTCACCAATATTAACTGCATATGGACTTTTATTACCTATACTTGGGATAATTAAGGCGATCATTGAAGTACTATGTTGTTTGATGAATCCGTTTTGTGTAATTGGTGCTGTAAAACGTATGTTTGAGAAGTATATTCCTCCATTTATATCATTATTTCCTCCATCAGCCGGAATAATTATAATGAAGAGTACAATCAAATTAATTTTAGCGGTTGTTTACCAGGTAATGACAGAGGTAATTCCAACGATCCAACATATAATTACTCTTGTTGAGGCTACTTCGGAAGCGTTTGGTAATTCTGATAATGAAAAAGCAGAGTTATTAAAGAAACAAGTATTATCTCAAATGATAGTTTTGGCTAATAAAATTGGTCTTTTTTCCGTGTTGAAACCGATAATAGAACTTATTATGTTAATACTTCAATTGGTTTCTGGTTTGCCGTGTGATAGTTCTAGCCCATCAAGTAGCCATATTGCTATGTTTTTTGCAACACCGCCATTTGATACCAGTGCACTTGATACTGCGTGCTGCAATAGTGTTCAGTGCCCTGACGAAATTACAAACCCACCAAGTGGTCGTGGGTTGCTAATTCGTACTTTTTATGGAGATGCCCCTCCAGGATGGTCATGGCAATTAATACCTATAACGGGCGGTCAGAATATTATTAAACTGCGGCCATTTTTGCAAGACTTAAAATCACAATTGGATCCGCAGCTGGATGAACAAATTTCTATTGCCACCCCAGCTGGTTCGCAAAATGATGCGGCTCATTTTTCTCTACGAATACTGGGAAGAAGGGGTGAAAAATTTTGTGTTGACAACCAAAACGATATAACCCCAAGCGGAAGTGTAGCCGTTCCAATTGCTGATATTACTGTAAACGGAACGGTTATTATAAATAACGTCACACTGTTTTCATACGAGGGTGTTGTTGAATATTGTGTTGAACCCAATTATGAACAGCTAATAGGCCGGAATATTATTGCGGTTGGGTGTCATCCAGACATAGTAAGTGCAAAAGAGAGAATTTCTAACCAGTTCTCTGGTATTATGGAACGGTCTGCACTTGATCGTATTCCAGAAATAGCTGGTTTTGGCGAAGAGTTTGCTGATTTTTTTAGTGGACTGCAAAACAATATAGACCAAATAGGTGTGTTAGTTGCCGAACCAACGCTTGATGATATACCACAAATAGAGGAAATCAGAGACAATATTGTTAAGGATCTAAATGATTTTAGCAATGTTCTTAAGGGATATCTAAATATCATAGTAACCAGGGTTGTCGACAATATAATTACTACTTTGAGTGTTGATAAAAATATTGTTCGTGCAGGCGCAAAAGATAAGGCAATAGTTAGTGTGACGCCGTATGATACAACTGGGACACCTCTAATGCGAAATATGCCTGAAGACACAAATCTTAGTGTAGTTTTGTATACTGATTTTGGAGTTTTACAGAATCAGAAAACAGAAAGCTCAACAGGATCGATTACGGCAGAATTAATATCTCCATTTCCAGGAACAGCAAATATTATGGCCAAGGTTGCAGGTAATTTTATCATGACATCTTATGAGGAAGATGCTGCTGTTCAGGTCGAAAAAGTTAAATTCATTGCTGACGCAGTATTACCAAAAAGACGCCTTGTGTCCAGATCGCAAGCCAAAACCGGAGTTGTATCTGAGCGTGAGCCTGGGAGCAGATAATGGCCAACAAAAATATTGACTTTAATTTCGAAGAGTATGCCGTTAATACAATCAGGCATATCGATTCATTGAGATCTATATTAACATTTTTTGGGCCCGACATTGTAAAAGAGGATTCATTGGCAAAACCTCGTGAATCAAGGATAAATGCATTTTATCGTTCTGTAGGGTTGCCAGCCGTTATCCCAAAAGAAATAGAGACAGATAAAACAGAATCTATACCAATTAAAGATGAATTCAATAATGGAAACATACATTCCGATTTGGATTTTAAAGATTATGAGACTGATCTTAATCTCAGACAAGATTCGTTTAATATTGAGCCAAAAGAGGAGGAGATAGAACAGCTTCTTAGGTCGAATGCACAAAGTTTGGATAGTAGTATAGAAACAGACGACGACAAAAACACTATACAACGTTCACGAGGAATGTTATTTCCAATGGTTGTAGATGGAAGAATACATGTTAAGCCTCAGCGCAATCGAGTAGCTGGTGCATTTATGTCTGATGATGATCGCAAATCCAAAACAAGCAAAGATATAGTACACTATCAGCCATTAATTGAAACAATATTGTATATAAAATTACGTGGCAAAAATATAGTAAATACTGTTGCGCAAGATGCACAAACTGATGATTTCAATACAGAGAACATACAAAATCTTCAAAATCCGGATCTATTATCTTTAACAAAATTGGACGCGGACGCTGATGAAAGACTCACCAACACTCTAAAATGTATTGCCAGTGTACTCAGAGACACTGTACAGAAGTTAGGAAGAGTTAGAAAAAAAACAGGAAGAGAGGTTAATCCTAATGCAGTTGCGGTAGCACAACAGGATCAAAAAACAAGGGTGGTAGACTCTCAACTAAAGCCATTAGATAGGCAGAAGATACGACAGGATGACAAGCAAGCTATTGCAGACGCGATATTGTCTCTTTTTGAATATGATACAGTTGATCGTAGGAATATACGCGGCGGTCCTCTTGCCGGGTCGCTCATTAACATACTAACACCAGAAGAAAAATCTGTATCAAAAACAGAAAACGATAGTGTTAAGAAACAACTTGATAAAGAGAAGTTGGCCATTAAGGTCATATACAGATCTGTAGAATTGTTGTTTGGGACATTTTCTGGCATATCAGGAACCGATATTCTTGCAATAACTACTGCTCTCTATAGGTTGGATACAGATTATTTGATTGATCTTTTGAATAAGGACGCACAAGCAAGGTTATCAAAAATAAAAAAAAATCGATCTCTCTGCAACCGAAAGCACAAGTGGAGACAGTAGTAGGGTTAAAGAAGCTATTACGAAACTAGAAGAAAACGTTATACAGGTATTTAAAGAAATACAATCAGAGTCTATTAATATACTATAATAAAAGGAGCTTCAGCAATGTCTTTTGATTTTGCACTAATCAATGGTGATTTAAGTATCCTTCCTAACGGCGATGTTAGAACGATAACAGAAACACAAAAATTAAGGCAGGATGTATTGAAGATTGTTTTAACGCCACTTGGTAGCAATCGTTTTCATCCGTGGTATGGGTGTACAGTATCGGAAGATATCATTGGCAAAAGTCTTCCAGACAATATGATGTTACTTGATATTAAAACGTCGATCCAACAAAGTCTTGATAGATTAAGGAAGCTTCAGCTACAACAATTGACCACACAAAAGGTAAGTTTAGCAGAACTAATAAATGTTATTGGGGAAATAATTGCTTATAGGGCTCCTGAAGATCGCAGGCAAATTAAAATAGATGTTACTGTATACTCAAGACGTTTGACCGAAGTTAATGAAACATTTACACTAACGGAATAATTGGAGATAATCTATGGCCATATACAAAACATTCAATGATTTGGTGATTTCTATGATAGAGCACCTTAGATTATTGCAACCAGAACTTGATACAAAGCCAGGGACAGTATCTCGTGATGTCTTTATTGATGCGCCGTCACAACAATTGGCAAATTTATATTCGCAACTTAGGGCAATAGCAGGGTTGCAATCATTATTTTCTGCGTCTGGATCGGATCTAAATAGGTTGGGAGCAAACTATAGTGTTGCCAGAGCAGGTGGAGCAAGTGCAACTGGTGTCGCAGTTTTCACAACAAATAACCTGGATATAGATACGTTGATACCTAGTGGTTCTATTATAACTGCACGTAATGGTGTAAATTACGAAACACTAAGTCCGATTGTTATGAAGTCTGACAGCGCTAATGTATATCGTGCAACAGCAACTAGGCTTCGTACAGAATTAAATTTAGCCTCGATAACTGATGAGTTTGCGATCGAGATTACAGTACAATCTTTAACATCTGGGCTCTCTGGAAATATTGGAAGATATTCTATTACATCACATAACATTAGCGGAATATCTAATATAACAAACTTAGGTTCGTTTTCTGGCGGAAGCAATGCAGAGAGTGATGACGAATACAGAACCAGAATATTAAGCATCTTTGCAGGAAGCAATACTGGAACCGCACTAGGATATGAAACCGCAATAGGCGTAGTTTCTGGCGTATTAGATTCAGAAATTGTTGTATTTGGAGACCCGTTATTAATTCGTGATGGAACACAGGTATCTACAGATAGTTCTGGAAATCTTGTTGTATCAGATCCAGGAAGTGGCGGAAAAGTAGATATTTATGTTCTCGGAGAAGACCTAAATGATGAGATAGATTCGTTTATCTACAGCGATCAAGGCGGAAATGATGATCCAACGAGTCCAAGTAATGATGTGATTCTTGGACAAAAGGGCGAGGACACAACGCTTAATGCTGCTCAACGACGTGTAACATTAATAGCAGCAAATGATTTACCGTTTCAGCCTGTTAAAAACATATTGACAGTATCCGGAAGTTCTTCTGGATCAAACTTTATAGAAAAGTTTGTAGATTCTAACGGAAGAACTAGGGGTAATTTTGAGTTGACCAAAGATGATGGAGATTTTGGAGGAAGTCCGTTTGGTTTTGATAAATTGCACTGGGTGTCAAACACAATAGAGCTTGAGGGCGAAGATATTACAAAAGGAGTTTTCAATGGATATGATCCTCTAAGTTTTAGTGATGTAAGTGAAATAAAAAGCATTACACAAGATTTTTTGATTACGAATGAGAGCCCAATTGTAGATGTAAGTAATAGAAGTTCTATCACATTACGTCATACACCTATACGAAATGTCAGTCGTATTGCAAACCTAACAAGCGGAGAGAGATATGTGATAGAAAATCAAAACCCTGATGGTACCGAGGGAAGCCTAAATACTACTGGAAAAGTTACTATTAGTGGAAATACGCTTCCTGTTGGAACCGATACATTGCAAGCAGATTACACATGGGTGAAGTCCTTTGATGCCGAATTTGATTTTGATAATCTTGATAACTACAATGAAGTTAGAATTGCACAAGATTCTGTAGATTGGGGTTTCGGGAATTTAGTTAAAAACGAACCAGCGTCCGTTACAGAAGATGCATATGGAAATATTACTGTAACTGTATCTCACCCAATCTATAGAGTAATATCTGTAAATACATTTGACACAGATACGTCTACAGTTTTAAACAATATTGTTGTGGCCACCAACGATGTAACAAATATAATCGATGTGATTCGAGTATCTGATGGGGCAGATCTATTTAACACAGATGCTCGTGATGGATCGTTAACTGGTTCGGTGTCTATACTTTTGCCAACAGACACAATAGCATCCGATAATGATGTGGTATCATTAAGACTAAATGCTACTGATGTTTTTGACACAACTGATTACGGAATTGGCTCATTTGATGGTAGCATAATTTCTATACCAGCTGGTGCATCTAATGATGGAACATCTGTGTTAGTCAGTTATATTGCAAATGTGTCTGTGCTAATCCCTGAAAATGGATTATCTGACCTGCCCATGGTAAAAAACTCAAATAAGTTTTTGTTTAGCGACAACGTTATAACTGGTGAACAACCTACATCAAATTTGTTAGATAGTAATTCTAATTTTACTAATAATTTGCGTCGTGCTGGATCAAATATACGTGTTGAAATATCATCTACTCCGTCTGGCGGCAGCATTATAGTGTCAGGAACAACAGTAAGAAAAGTTGAAGATGCGCTTATAACTATAACATCTGGGTCTGGGTATGAGGCAGACCTACAATCTGCTATATTAAGTGACTCAGGCGCGTCATCTCTTAGTTCAAATATACGTATCTCAAAGCTTGTTAGTTTCGAAAGGGTTAATGTTGATAATACTGGTACTGTAACGTCAGTAGACAATACGTACGACATAATAAACTATACTCTAAAGGATAGTTCATACGACCTTGATGCTGCTCGTACAGATGTTTCTTTGGGTAATACAGATTTATTGATACCACAAACACTGAACAACATTGCTGCGGCCCTAGATACCGGTGATATTGTGCGTGTAACATTTTACTACATAGAAACCAGTGTTTCGGAAACACTTTACTACTCAAGAAATGGATCACAGATAACTGACAATGTTTTTATAGATATATCACGTATCTCGCTTGGTTCTGGTTTTACCAATGTTTCTGGCGATATTATAGGAAACATATCTGTACATAATTTTAATCAGCCAGAAGGAAACACTACATACGGGTCTAGTTACAATTATACCGCTCCAAAGGAAGACGAACGTATAACCGTAACCTTCAATACAAACTCACTTATGGGGTTGGCAACAAACGCAATAGAAGGTGTTCGTCCAATTACTGCAGATGTTTTAGTCAAAGAAGCCATAGCAAAAACAATATCTGTTAGTATTAATATAATATTGCTTCCAGAGTATTCGGCACAAGCACAAACGGTAAAACAAGACGCTGTAGATGCCGTAACTTCTTTTCTAAACTCTGGTAGTTTGGGATCAACAGTTGATGCGTCAGACATAGTGAACACATTATATTCTGTTAGCGGAATAGATCGTGTTCGTATTATAAATTTTAGTGAAGATGGTGGAGGAAATACACTAAGCGTTTCGGCTGAAAAGAACGAATATCTTAATGCCGGAACAATTACAATAGAGGTAGAGGAGCGCTAATATGGCACTAGCATATGTTCGTACACTTGAGTTAACTACATCAAACATTAATGTTTTGTTTAATGATGATATAGATACGAATATTGGTGTAGGTAATGTCACTATAGTATCGGAGTTTGACAGCATTCCTAACCCAGAAATAAAATCAGTTAGTGTAGAGAATGATATAGTTTCAATATCGTTTAGTGCTCTTTTTCCAAATACTCAATATCGTATTGCCTTTGTGAATACAAGTGATCAAGCATTTCAGTCAGTAAATGGTGATAGAATTTTTGAAGATGGCAATAGAAACTCTTTCTTTATTGTTAGTCCAGGAGAGGAAGAAAGTGAAATCAGAGATGCAATGTTCGATGATACATCGGTTCTATATGAAACTGGAGAGCCGACATTCGTACGTAATTTGATTTCATTAGATGCAAACCAACTACAAAAAGCATCAGATTCAATTGAGACAACAAAATCATCTAATTACATATCCGTTTTGGTTGAGAACGAGGTTAAAACAAGGGGAGATGGCCCAATTGACAAACTTGACCACGGCGGCGCTTTTGAAATATTAAGGGTATCACAATCTCCATCAAGCGCGAATATAGCTTCTGAGCTGGAATTCAATAGCAGTAGGGTCTCGCCATTTAGTACGAGGGACGATATTATAATCAACCCTATTTTACAAACCCTTACCGGTGACCCAATTAGTGTTCAGTCTATCGATATAATAAGTGAAAAAGTAACAGATGACATTGGCGCTAGTAACCATTTTAGCGGACTATTGATAAAGGTTTCGAACATACCAGTAATCCAGGTGATTTCTGTTTCGTTAAAACGCGATAATATTTATACAGAGTATGATATAAATGAGTTCGGATATGCATTAAAAGACAACAGATACGATACTACGTTGGGTTCGATAAATGTAAATCTATTGGATGGAGAAATAGCATTATCATCTAGTTCCATTACAGGACTATCTGGAGGTTTCTTATTGCCTCGTGCGGGGGATGAAATATATGTTTCATATGTGTACAAAAAGTTTGGCAGAAATATCGATTCTGATTCTGTAAACATATCACGAGTTCGCAACTCTGTTCGTGAATTAGTGCCAGCTGTAATTAACCGGTTTACATTAGAGAATGCGCCTATAGTAACACAGCTTGATACCGTTGCTACATCCAATGGAGTTGCGTTTCTACTTACTCATCTATCAAATGGGCAACCAGCATTTACTGCAGTGCATCCTGCGTTTGCCAACGAGATACCATATAATATAACAAGGCTTCCATCTAGTATTGGAGAGTACTCTGTTAATTACGAAACAGGTGATGTTTTCGTATATGGTGATGGTATAAATAATAGCGGTACAGGTGATGATACCCCAATTGCTAATTATCTGTATCGTCAGAGTTTTGTTAGTGGCCTGGATTTTACTTTTAATGGCGATATCGACGAAATTGCTGTAAACTCAACAAGAGGGTTGATAGGGCTGGAAGCAAAAATAACATTTGATTACGAAGATACATTGGCCGTAGGAACAGATTACAGAGTGTTGTCACATGTAGAGGTATTAAACGAGAGGGCTGAGAATAGACTAACAAGCGACTTTACAATACAGTCGGAATATTTTCCCGTAACCAATGTATTTAGAATTCTTAACGAAACAACCGGGGAATTATATGACTTAGAAAGATTTAATGATACGTCAATTTCATTCACTGGTACGAGGCAACCGAGGCAACATGATATTACTCGTGAGAGAGCGTTATTCGAAAGGGTTCCTCAAGAAATATTATTAGTATCTGATGAGTTTGAAAATTCGCTTGGTTTACGGGTACTGAAAGTAGATCTTGAAAATAACGGAATTACTGATGCGCAAGGAACATACATAGGTGCTAATTTTGATAGCTCTGTTGTTTTTTCTGATACTGATTTGTTTGTTAGAGAGTTCTTTTATGAGGATAGGCTGTTTCAGAATGTTGATACCAATATATGTCGTTTAGAGGGTATAGGAGACTACATAATTGATTATACTAATGGTATCGTTTATGTTGCTGTTAGTTCTGCACAGGGAACTGATTTGGGAGACATTATATACAGACACAAACAAATAGAAACTCTCAATAAACATATACTTGGTGTTAACGACATTTATAGAAGCAAAAGCTCAATACAACCAAATATAACCACATATAGTATTGGTACAATAACAGACACGACAGTTGGCATAATTGGTTTAGAACAAGTTGGCGCAAGATTTGTTAACAACGATGTGGTGCGAACTTTATTAGTAGGAACCCACAAAAGTGGTGAGGACGGAGTGGCAGTAGCGAATTCGAATGTATTTTCGTCATTTGGCGCAATATTCACGTCTGCTGATATAGGTAGAACATTAGTTGTTGGTTCGGCATCACAGACTCCAGTACAGGAAGTGCTGATAACCGGTATTGTTAGTAATCATGAGGTTACAGTAGATCCCGTGCTAAATTATACAAAAAGCGGACGAGTATGGTCGGTTTTAGACTTATCTACTGGTGCGTCTAAGACAATTACGTTAGATTACGATATCGTGACAGTTAAAGACATATATACCGTTACACAGGTTGGTTCCTTGCCATTTTCTTTACTTGATGGTTATTTTGATGTTGATAACGATACAGTATCGGGAAATACAATTACATTAAGTGACAGTAGTAATTTAAATGTTGGAGACGCAATAGTTGTAAATTACAATCCTGGCAGTATCTTTGTTGATTATAGATATTTGCAAGATGAGATATTAGTATCATATGAGTATGGTAATAACAGTTTAGATTGGAGTTTAAGTGATGCTTTGCTTGCTGGAGAAGAGTATTATGTTACATACAAATACGGTGCTCTTCGCGAGTCATTGTTACTTAATTTTGGATCGCTTACTCAGATATCACAATTAACAAATTTTTCTCCAAACCTAGATAGAGAGTTGTATCGATCTATTGTTAGCGGAACATTACAGTCATTTGTTGAAGGGCCGACAATTACGTCTTTGGAGAGACTTGTTGAGTCTTTTACAGATGTAACTCCTGAAATAAGTGAGACTGCATTTGATAATTGGGTGCTTGGAAGAGACAATCTTCATTTAAGAGATCCGGAATATAGTTCTGGGCAAATGTTTGATATTGGTAAATTTGACAATGGTGTTATAATTGGTGATACAACAACAATTCAGATTCCAGCATTATCACATTTTAAGCTTAGTGAGGGAACATTAGAGGCTTGGATTAGACCACAATGGAGTGGTATTGCAAATGACGCAACGCTAACATTTGATTTATCAATTGATGGATATTCAGATCCAACCGATGTATATATTGGGTTTTCTGGAACAAACCCAACAAGTATTCCATTTTCGTTAAGCGTTAATGACGACATATCTGTTTTCAATGAACCAATAGATCTCAATACCACTACAGGATTTTTTATATGGTTTGATGACACAAACAATACGTGGAATTTTAGATGGAGTGGAGCAACAGAAGAATCAAAAGAATTTTCTGGATCAATCACAACAGATGGAGAGTTCTATGGTATTGCTCGGCCAATTGCAAGCGACGGGTATGAAATAAATGAAATAACGGATGTGATCACAAGTACAATACACGGAATCGATTTTACTGCGTTTATTGATGATCTTGATGCCGTGCGTACATCTGGTGAATTTGCTACTGACGGAATATCTTTTTATGCTGATAATAGTCATTATATTTTTGATATGGCGGAGAAACCAGCAGCCAACAGAGTTTCATTATTTAGAGACGGAACCGGGTATTTAAATTTCCAAGTATTTGATAATATGGCGAATTTTGGATTGGCTGCTGGGTTTTATAATATTTCTAAAAATATTCGTGATTGGGAGTCAGGTAGTTTACATCACGTTGCAATATCTTGGAAGTTTAACTCGTCTGATGAAAGAGACGAAATGCACATGTTTGTTGATGGAGAGGAAGTCACCAATCTATTTAAATATGGCGGAAACCCAAAGGCAAGTTCTTTATTTGATTTTGGTGATGTCTCTGAAGAAACTATAGTTAATTATTCTTTGCTTCCTATATTAGGTGCTCGTGATGGCTCTACAACCGCCGGCTCAACACTGTTTATGTCCGAATCTGCAGATTTCGGCGGATCTGGTGTGTTGGTAGGACATTTGCTTTACTTATTAGATGACACTGCAGATGGAGTTGGTGATCCTAATTTTGGGGCCACATATACTGTGACTGGGGTAGGCACAACCACCCTAACATTAGACAGAGCACCAACATTAACTATTGGAGATCTACATTATAGTATAAATTCGTTAACCAGCACCGTTTCATCGTTGGTTAATATTCAAGACTTTGTCGTAATAGTGTCCGACATATTGGGGAACGAAACAGAATTAAATGGACTTGATTCAGAGTTTCCAGATTATTCAGTGCGCCGTGGATCAGATAACACACATGTAATCACAATTAACAATGGAATAAGTGTATCAGATAGTGCCGTAATAAAACCACTCGGATTATTGTTAAAACGATGCAGAGAAAGGGTTTATGTTTATGACGGAGGGTACGATGAACTTCGTGTAAACTCTGCATCTCCAGTTAGTTTATCTGATATACGCATTACATCTATAATATTAGATAGAACCCTAATTGCTACTGGCGATGGGTTTGGAATGGTCGGCACAATAATAGGTGCTCAGCTGGTTTCGATGTTACAGTCATATTTCGATAGTGTTTGCCAACCAAGTAACCAATCTTCCGGTAGGAGATTGGCAATTACTATGTCTGGTAATAATTTTAATTACGACATACATGGCAACAAAGTTATAATATCAGGAACAACAAATTCTGGCGCGATTAAGGAAACTATATTGTTTACAGAAAGTACAACAATATCGACAAATGAATATTGGACATATATAGATTCAATAGTGGTTTCTGCTTTGCCAATCGATGCGTCTATAGCTGCAGGAGCTATAGAAATTAAAGAGTACCAGCCAATAACAATATCAGAAAATAATGGAGATTTTGCAGAAGTTGTAGAATATTCTAATGGTATAATAAGGTTAGAAACATATGGTACAGGTGGAAATCCATTTATATTAAATGGCTGTACATATGAGATTGATTACCCATCGTATTTAAGGATACGTGTTGATGCGCAACCAGATACTTTTTATATTGGGAGCGATTATGCAGGAGAGAATAGACTCGATGGTATTATGGATGAGTTTAGGATATTAGATTATATATCCAGCGATACAAGGGTTGGAGAATTAGTAACATCAGGATCTATCACAACTGATTACACCAACTTACAATCATTTTCTGACAACAGTAATACACTATTATTGTTGCATTTTAATGATAGCATAGAAGATTCATCAACATTTAGGGTGGTACAGCGATAAAGCTCACAGATGATAGGTCATATAGAATAAGTAATGCTAAATCAGTTTTCAATGCAAATGAGGGAACAATTGAATTCTGGGTAAGTCCATTAAATGATTCGAGAGGAGATCCTAATTATCATTACTATGTGGATATGTCCGCCGTTATAGATGAAAATTTAGAATCTACATCATCGCTAACCGTTACAACCACTACATCAATAAGAGCGGTTGAGAGTGTTCGATTAGTTACTGATATACACAATTCCGGAACCAACTATTTTACTGGTGGATCTGTTTCCAGTGTTGATTTTAAGACAATTACGTTAGGAATACCACTACCGGCACAGAATGTTATGGTAAAGGTGACATTCGTTCCACTAAGAAACCAAGGAGATAGAGTTAGTATATTTATGGATCCTGGTGCACGAATTAACTTTTTTGTAAAAGCGTCTAATATTGAGCACATGATAACTATCCCTGTGTCATGGGAAAGGTCAACATGGCATAGAATAATGGTGATGTGGAAAATGAACAGTACAGATAATCAAGACCGGTTACGTTTATTTGTAGATGGTAGCGAAAGAGGAATCGTAAAATATGGTACAGGATTAATATATGGTACTGGTGTAATTTATGGCCAAGCAGAGGTAAGACCAGGCGTAAACAGATTCTTGGTCGATAATATAGACTTAACGGATACATTTGCACAAATACACATTGGAGCAGATGTATTTGGATCAAATGGTGCAATGGCATTAATGGATAACATAAGATTCTCAGACATACAGAGGGTTTTGTCAATAAGAATAACATCCAACGACACATTTGATATAAATTATTCGAGTAATACTGATTTTGCTGGACCAGTTGTTAATGATATAGATACAACAGCAATATACGATTTCGATACTACGATAAGCGATGTACAGAATCTGGCAACACTAATTAATGCAGAAAGAGGAATATTTAGATTCATGGTAAGGGTTATAGACTCGTTTGACAAAATATACGACAACGAGGACCTAAGAAACCTGTTGGAAGAGCTAATAAATACAATAAAACCAGCTCATTGTGAAAGCGTTATAACCTTTGAGGAATAAACAAAGGCTATATATAATAAGGTTTTATTAGAATGCTTCCGGTGTTCCCAATGGTATATATGTCAAGAATTTTCGATTTTGTCAAGTGAAAAATAACAAATATGTGTAAAAATTTAAAATAAGGGGTTGCGTAATGACTAGACCTATTCTAAAAAGGGTAAACTTCTTTGATGGCCAAGAGATATCAGAGACAGATATGGATGTTGAACAGACTGCGTGGCACGATAGTGTTGCCAATAACACAGACTTTTTGGTTGGTACTGGGGTTGAGAAAGAATTTTCTATCCAAAAAGTACTGTTTGATACAAATAGTGTTCCTGCTTCTGTAACTACACTTATAAATGGCGTAAATTTTGATGGTGCACCACTATACACAACAGATTCACTTGGGCAAAGTATATTTTTGCAGCCATCTGATAGTACAAATGGAAATCAGTTTGAAGTTGAGCTATCCGGCGCGGCATTAGACGGAAGCAATGTAACCAGAGTATACCTTTTTGGTACAATTTTTGGAGGATCATTTGTTCATGAGGTGATTTCTTTTGAGACAAATGAACCCCAAGTAACTACACATTACTTTACGCAGTTGATTTCTATCATGACACAAGATTTCTTGGGAAATCAGAACACAACAATTGATGGAATTGCGTCAAGAAATCTCGGCGGTTGTCTAAGGATAATGGAATCATTGTCAATGACCCTGGCTCGTGACGCTATTATGGCCCAACAGGCTATAGAGCCAAATATGGACTATGTTAATTTTAAGCCGTCGACATCAACAAAGACATTAGATAATCTTTTGGATGAAATAGCGGCAACAGAAGGGCTGAGTGCAGACGACTTGAAAATTAATGTTACGGCTACATCAACTCGAAATTTATCAGCAAATAATAGCACTGGTTTAATTGTCGGACAAAAATTTAAGGCAACAACAAATAACATTCAAAAAATATCAATTCTTCTGGCAGTAGAAGAAAATACGCTGGCAGTTCCTGGCGAAGAATTTGATTGGTCCGGAGATATTGTGATTGGTGTGCGAGCATTACAAACAACAACACAGTGTCCTACCGATACAATTCCAAATACATCTATTGAGTTTGACCCAGAGCTATCACCTATTGCAGAGGTGTCGTTCGATCAAAATGGATTGGCTGAGCTTGGTGTTTCACTAAATGGATCGCCCCAAGTGGTTGATTTTATTTTTACGCAATCGCTATTGGCCAACCCAAATATTGAACCGAGTATTGAGCCAGACAAATATTATATTATTACGATAAGACGGTCTGGAAATATTAGTAATGGAACCATCGTTTTGCAGGAAGCGGCAAACACAAATGCAAGCCCAGACGAAACAGACGAAACTATAATGGCAATATTTTCGCAAAATGTGTGGACCGATGTATCAGATACAGATTTATGGTTTCGTGTGTATACTGATGCCATTAGACTTACTTCCGGAACAGCATTTGATAGTGGTGTTCAAATTACGACACCAAAGATTAAAACGAATGAAACAACCGGTGTAGACGAAACGTATATTGAGGGCAATATTAGTTTTATCGACGTATCACAAACTACAAAGAATTATGTTATGGTTCAGAAATCAATAAGTTTTACTGACGCTGTAACACACCCATCAACAGGCAATCGGGTATTTTCCAGAATTGAGGATGTGCCGGATATAGCAGTAGTTTCGGAGAGTACTCTTACGACACTAATTGATGCAGGTAGTGACCCTATTGTGATTGGCTCAGCTCGTGATACAAATCCAGTTGGCAACCCTAATGTTACCGGAGTCACAGAGTTTCCTGGTTTACTTCGTTCCAGCACGTTTTCAATTATAAACCCAACATCAGATATACAATTGAACAACTTTGTTGGATCAATTTTGGTTCCGAATTCAAATAAGCCAGAGCTAAAATACAAAATTACAAAAATAGAGATAATAGATGATGCGTACGGTGATGTAGATGGTGACGGCACTATTGGATTAGATGATATTACACGCGCACAAGCACTTAATGGGTATTCTAAAAACTTACAATCTGGCACAGTTCCGTCAGCCGAACAAAAGGCCGCCATCGTCGCTGGATCTGTCACAATGGAAGAAATTATTCGTGCAGATGTCACAAACAATGGTATAATAAACATATTTGACACACAAATGATTCAACAAAATGTTGCGTTTGGAACGGCTTTTACTGCAGGTAGTAGTTTCCGTCGCGCAGTAGTAACGGTTGAAAATTTAATTGATCCACTTACGACAACTGTGGATATGATTTCTGCAGATAGTACATTCAATGATGTTCCATTTGTGTCACTTCCGTTCAGGATTGACTTTGTTCCATTATGGGCGCCACATAATATTGAAATTACAGATCTAAGAAGGTTTATTCCAAAAACATTCACACAAATCGAATCAACTGATATCACAGGAAGTGTACCAAACGGAGGCAAAAACACTTCGTTTGTGCCAGGCGACATTCTTTTGGGAGGTGATATATTATCACCAGATGGAAGTGTTTATAAGATTGATATGGAGACAAGTACAATAGCCATAGATCTTCCAGAGGGGTCGACACAAGGAGAGGTTGATATATTCTCGAACTTCATCAAAGGCCAGATGAGTTTCTATGACGGAACCATTGTTGCGACTGGAGCGTTGGAGGCTGATCAGGTTAGGGTATCGGCAGCTATACAGTCATTCGTTAAGGACTCAAGCGGTCTCGATTTTGACTCGGGTGATGGGTATGTTGAGGTCGAAACAACAGTTGCTTTGCTGTATAACCAAACATCAGGCTTGTTAAGAATAAGAGCAAATAACATTAGAAATATAGTTACAATGCCAGAATTGCGCACTAGGGTAATCCTAACGGTATTTCTCAAAAAGGCAGGATTCAACAACACAGAAGTTTCGGTTTCAGCAGCAAGGTTACAAGAATTGTTGGTTTTTGTGTAATTTTTGTGTTATTTGGTGTAATATGTATAATAGGGCAATAGTGAAGAAGGGAATAATATACAAAGCTACTGGCCCAACTGGAAAGGTGTATATTGGAAAAACTGTTCAAGGTTTAAAAAATAGAATAAAAGGACATAAAAATACATCTAATAATCCAAATAGCAAAACATATGGTTGCCACTTTGCCAGAGCTATTCGTAAATATGGAATAAAAGAGTTTGATTGGGAAATATTATTGGACAATATTCCGGCGACATATTTGGGCGATGTAGAAAAAATTATTATAAGTTTGTATAATTCTTACGAGCGTGGATATAATTCTACAATTGGCGGAGAAGGAACTACAGGAAGAATGTTGTCAGAAAGCGAGAGAAATGCCATATCAGAAAGGCAGCGTGGAAAAAATAATTCGTTTTATGGGAAAACACATACCAATGAAGTCAAAAAGATGTTAAGTGATAAAAGCAAAATGATGTCAGGTCCAAATCACCCACAATACGGAAAAAGTCTTTCTGATGCAACCAAATCAAAAATGTCTAAAGCTTTGTCTGGGGAAAGTAATCCATTTTACGGAAGATCTCATTCTGTTGAGGCCAAGTTAAAAATATCAAGGGCACGTCTCGGAACGTCCATGTCCGAAGAAACTAAGAAGAAAATATCAAAAACAATGTCCAAAAAACATTCTGGTAAAAATAACCCATTCTATGGCAAAAAACACTCGAAAGACACCAAAGACAAAATATCGCAATGGTCAAAAGAATTTGTAAGAACCGAATCGCATAAAAACAAAATATCTGAATCGAACAAGAGAACTAAAAGAAAAAACTCTATGAAGTCTGCTGTGCCGTTTGTTGTTAGGGAAAATGATAATATTGTGGGAGAGTGGTTGTTGGCAGTAGAGTGTGCCGAAGATCTAAATCTGGATTACGGCAGCATACTCAAATGTCTCAAAAACAAACAAAAAATCCACAGAGGATATACATTTAAATTTAAGGAATAAACAATGGTTCTTGACATTAGGGCATATACATGGCTGGCCCAAGGGCTCAGCTGGGCATATGTGGTCGAAAGGCTTATCAATGCGTTCGATGATATGGGACATAATACACACATAGTGTCAACAAACGGCATTAACGAACAAGCATTTAGCGAAAACAAAATGACGAAATCGATCATTGGGCTTCAAAAATTTGGGCCAGGCAAAAAAGCTATAGATATCGATTTCTGCTATACGGTTCCAATCAATTTTCCAAAACGGTTTCTCGCCAACTCAAAACACAAATGCGCAATTTATAATTACGAAACAACTTTGTGGCCGAAAGATTGGAAAAGATACTATCATCTTGTTGACTATTATTTTCCAAGTTCAAATTTTTCTGCCGAGGTTTTTTATAATAATGGAATACCACCAGAGAAAACATTTGTTATCCCTCATGGCGTAGACAAAAAGGTATTCAATAAAGATATTAAGCCCATCAAACTAAAGACAAAAAAGAAATTTAAGTTTGTTGCTGTTGTCGCCCCACACTTTAGAAAGAATATTCCGGCATTATTAGAGGCATATTGTCAAGCATTTACGAAAGATGACGATGTATGCCTAGTCCTTAAAACAAAATCATACAAACATTCTGATGGAATGTATCATATGCAAAAGAATCCAAGCGGCCGAAAAGGGTTTGAGATTATACTTGGAGATGTGTTTAGAGACATATACAAAAAATATGGTAACAACATTCCAGAAATAGAATTGTTAAATGGGCATGTAGAAAACGTTTCAAGTATTTATAATGTTTGTAATTGTCACATTTCAACTACCGGCAGTGAGGGGTGGGGAATGCCTTTTATCGAGTCAATGGCTTGTGGATTATTAAACATAGCTCCTCGATATTCGGGGCATTTGCATTTTATGAATGATGATAACTCTCTGTTAATAGATACTACAATAAGATATGCAAGAAATGTTGAACAATACTGGACATTTAACCCAAAAAGCAAAATTGGAGAAGTAAAAATAGGTCATACTGTTGATCTTATGAGAAAAGCATACAAAGAGTATGACCAACTAATAGAAAAATTTACACCCAGTATGAACGAGGTGGTTGATAGGTTTAGTTGGGAATATGCAGCACAACTAATAATAGATTCTGTGGAAGGCAGAAACCCACATTATGTACCAGGAACGTATGGTTTACCAAAATGACCACAAAGGGCAAAATGAAAAAAGTTAGTATTATAATTCCAGTGTATAATCAGCTTAAGATGACCATAGATTGTCTTGGCGATGTTATACGAACATATGGCGTTGAAACAGAGATAATAGTGGTTGATGATTGGTCAAAAGAACCAATAAGCAAAGCCATACCAAAATTATTCCCAGATATTAAGCTATTAACGAATGAGCGTAATGTTGGGTTCGCAAAGACAGTGAACAAAGGGATACAGGCCGCGTCTCATGATTTGGTTTGTTTGTTAAATAACGATATTAGACTTCCAAACCCTGCGTGGCTTAAAATAATGACAGATTCAATGGACGAATATGATTTAACGGCCCCTGCAGGTGGAAGAATGGACTCTAAATGGAATTATCAACCAGGAGAAGCAAAAAAACGAGGAGATAGGTTTTCTTATCTGCCGTTTTGGTGTATATTAATAAAGCGAGCGGTCTTCGATAAAATTGGCGATATCCCAACGGATTTCTCAAAAGGTTTTTTTGAAGACGTGCTATGGGGATACCGGGCAAAGAAAGCAGGATTTAAAGCAGGAATAACAGAGAATACAGGAGTACAACACCTGTATCACGCAACGTTTAAGGCAGCAGGATATAATTTAGCAGAAGAGTATCAGGTTAAACGAAAAATATTTTTAGACATTTTGGGAAAGGAAAAATAAATGTTAACACCAAAGTTTATGACAGAAGAGAGTTGGAACGGTCACGGAGATGTAGATATATGGTTTGTAGATAATACCTCAGCAGACCTCAGAGACCGAGTATGCAGCGAATTAAACGAAATGATTCCAAGATTACACATGCATGCAAGAAGCGTATATCACGTTGAGCAATTGGTAGACAGAATATTTTTAAATATGCGTAAGAATAATAATTTGCGAAGAAATGCAAGGACCAAGCAATGGGCATGGGCCGAAGAAATATTGGGAGTCACAAGGGTGGCCTAGCACAAGGATTGGGAATATGTCAATTGATATTATTACAACTACTTATCGCAATGTAGATAAACTTAAGGCCTGTTTATCTACAGTTACGGAAAAAACAAAATATGTCGATTATACGTGGTATGTTTGGGCAAATGTTCCGACAGAAGAAGTAAAAAAAGTTATCAACGACTCAATGTACATAGATGACATTTTGTTTAACGACAGGATAGAACCAATATTTAATGATACTAATAAAAACTCCTTTAGCCAGAACAATAACGAGGCCGCTGCAGAGGGAGATTCTGAGTATATACTGTTTCTTAACGATGATGTTATGCCGCTAAGAGATGATTGGCTTCTTAGTATGGCCAGTATACTCGATACTGATCCAAAAGTTGGCGTAGTTGGGTCGTTATTATTATACCCAGATAAGAAAACAATTCAGCATTGTGGTGTATTTTTTAGTCACACAACTAATAATTTACCATTTCATATGTTTTACAAGCAATCAATAACAAAGGTTGGAAAGTTTATATCTGTTCCAAGATATTATCAGGCAGTAACTGGTGCATGTATGTTGGTTAGACGAAAGGATTTTGAGTCGGTGGGTGGTTTTTCTACAGACTATTTTTATTCTTTTGAAGACATCGACTTGTGTTTACAAATAAAAGATACATTAGGGAAAAGATGTGTTTTTTGCCCACAATCGATTTTAATTCACGATGAGGGTGTTTCCAGCACCCAACCAAGATTGAAAGAAAATGTAGCCGCGTTTAGAAAAAATTGTTCAGAAAAATACTTTAATGATTTGGAGTTTTATAAATCAAACCAAAAGTTTATGATTTATAAACCAAAAAGTTGATGTAGTTCGAAAAAACAAAAAACGGGGAGAATGATCAATTGGCTGTTACAACAGTAATAGGCGGAAACGGATATCGGTGGCGCGGAAGATCAATTAGGTCTATTCAAAAAGACAACGTAACGTGTGTTACAATGCCTCGTCCAGAGTCAATGATTATGGTTCCTTGTACTGTAATTGACAGCATACAGTATAGGGTTACAATTACTGCATCAAAAACCAGTGGAAACGGATCCCTACTTGTTAATTTTTTTGGAGGAAAACACTATGACGGTACACCAATCGCAATAAACATTACAAGCGTTGCGATGCGTGATTATACAATAGCGGTTCCTGTTCCAAAGTTTCCAAGAAGTTTGCCAATGTACCTTAGGGTGTGGAAATCAGACAAATCAACTGGAAACACTTATGTTAAGGGTATACGTTTTGAGGTTATTGGCGGAAGACCAAAAATTCCAAGAGATTCCCGTCCGCCAGTTATAATGGGCAAAAAGAAAATATCTGAAATGCCTCCAAGGCCAAAAAGGATAAAGGAAAAAAAGAGAAGACCAAGGCCTAGACCAAAGGTCACCAAGCCCGAGCCAGCAATGCCTCCGAAGGAAAACAAGGTAATGAAATTTAAGCCATATAACAAAGGCAAAGCAACTACTACGGCTGCAAAAGTGCTTATACGGAATCCAGAAGATGTTCCGATGGTAAGTATTATTACTCCAACACGCGATGGCATAGAGTTGCTCAAGAAGTGTTATGCGGCTATTAATGACAACACAAGTTATCCAAATTGGGAGTGGATTATAGGTGACAGTGATTCAAAGGATGGAACGGCAGAATGCGTAAAGTCATGGAACAATCCAAGGGTAAAACTTGTAGAAAGAGGGACCACAGAGGGATCATTTTCGTCCATTAATAACGAACTTGTTGGTTTCTCTAGCGGCGAGTATCTTATGTTTTTGAATGATGATACCAGACCGCAACCATTTTGGCTATACGAGATGATGTCAAAAATAATTCGTCATCCGAAAATAGGTATAGTCGGCGCAAAACTGATGTATGGCGAAAATAAAATTCAGCACGCGGGAATAGCATTTGTGCCACAGGGCCCGGCAAATTTGGGCAAATCTGTTCTTGGTTCGTTTCCAAGTGAGTTTGCAAGTCACGACAGGTTTTATCAAGCCGTGACTGGGGCGTGCTTTTTAATGCGTACTAGTGACTTTCATTCAGTTAACGGGTTTGATCCAATATATTATTTTTGTTATGAAGATGTGGATTTGTGTCTTAAAATTGGGCATAATCTGGGTAAAAAAGTTTTGTATGCTGCAAATGCTGTTGTGTATCATGCAGAAAGCGTAACACAAAAAAAATACAAAACAGCAGGCGTGAAACAGAAAAAAGGCATCGAGGCATTTAAGAACAGGTGGATGAGGAAGGTTGATATAGATTTTAATAAGTATCGCAACAATAATGACAAGGGCCTGAGAAAGATCGATGTGTCGTTTGTAACTTGTGTAAATAACTTGACACAGTATAGAAATTATATTGTTGGATCTTTGTTTAAGAACGATACGTCACGCACATACGAAACCATACCTGTGCTAAATTTTGGGAACCCGTATTCTGCCGCCGCCGCGTTAAATGTTGGTATTGAGAAAGCTAGATCTAACATTGTTGTGCTGTGCCATCAAGATGTATTGTTCTATAAAGAATGGGTTGACATGATGTTCGAGCGTATCGAGGAGATAGAAACAAGGACAAAAAAATGGGGTGTTATTGGTACGGCAGGAATTAGTCGTAGGGATGATACGGTTGGGGTCGTACACAATATGAAGGGAAGGCTACAGTGGCAAGCATCAAAGAGAGCACGAGTATATCCGGTACAAACGGTTGATGAACATTGTATGATTATAAAAAAGAACACAGGGCTTCGTTTTGATTCGGTGATCTTTAATGGATTCCACTTTTATGGTCCAGATATATGTTTGGATGCAGCAAGCAAAGGGTATATGAACTTTGGTATTCTTTGCCCATTAGTTCATGATTCTGGATCCGGAAGTTTGGTTTCAGGAAAAAAAGAGTTTATGAGGTTGCTAAATGCGTTGGCCAAAAAGTGGCGACCAAAGTATACACACATTAGGACCCCAACATCAGTAATACGCAGACGATCAGTGCGAACATTTGTAAGGTTTAAAAGAAAATGAGAGATATCGGGGTTATATATAAAATAGTATTTCCTAATGGAAAGGAGTATATTGGCCAAACAATTCGTTCTGTGAAAGAAAGATTAAGATCACACATAAATGACTCATATAATATAAAATACAAAACATATAATACTAAAGTAGCAAGAGCAATAAGAAAGTATTGTGGTGTAGAAAAAGATATTTCTGAACTAAAGTTAGTTACAATAAAACAAGATGTGCCTATTTTGTTATTAGACAAATATGAGATTAAATATATAAAAAAATATAATAGCATAGAGTGTGGGTATAATATAGCAAAGGGTGGAAAAGGAATTAGGGGCTACAAGCATACCAAAAAAGCAAAAGAAAAAATATCTAAAAGGGCTAAACTTCAAGTAGGTGAAAACGCTACAAATAATAAAGCTAATTGGCAAGATGTTAACAAGATTAGAAAAATGTATTTGTCTGGAACCAAAGTATGTAAAATAAATGACGAGTTTGGGTATATACATTACAACACAATACAGGATATAATTAAAAACAGAACCTGGTCCAATAAAGAATATAAAAATAAAATACAAAATATAAAAAAGATGAATATGGGTGTCGCCAGGAAGATAAGAAAAGATTACAATAGTGGAAAGTTTACTTTAAAAAGATTATCTAAAAAATATTTTTTATCTATTGGGCAGGTACACAACATAGTGTCAAACAAATCATGGAGAGACAAAAGGAACAAAAACATTTCGAAAAACAAAGTGGCCACTAAAAATATAAAATCTGCATCTAAGTTAAATAAAGAAATTGTAAACATTATTAGGCGCAAACATAATAGTGGAAAATATACATGTTTTGGGCTTGCAACTAATTATGGCGTCTCAAGTGCCACAATATCTAATATAGTTAATTACAAAACATGGAAATAAATTGATTAGACTATCCGGTATGATAGACCGAGAGATGAAAGGAATTATAAACCATGGGCCTAAAAGAAATAACAAAAAGATGGAGAGATGTCGCGATTATTGGTTTAGAGCCATATGATTTGGTCGAAATCGATAACGAATATTACTCACTTGTTAAGAATTATCTAGAGGAATACATTATTGTAAATAGATTTAACTCTGGGGAATACACGGAGAAATATACGTTTAAGGAATTATTAGATGCCAAAAGCTTGCACCCAAACATAAGAACAATGTTATCGTACGTTTCTATAAGAAAAGACAAATGTGTATGCGGCGGCACATCAGCAAACACTACACATTCTGATTGGTGTCCAAAGTATTTAGAGGTTTGATGCGAATAAGTTAACGTTATTTAGGGTACCCGGCGCATTGTTAAAAAAGCAACAGCAGAAAAGAGGAAAACGATAATGACAAACAAACTAATGAGCGTAATAGTCTTATCATGGAATAGATTGGAATACACCAAACTCACCATAGAGAACATTATTAAAAGAACAACAGTGCCACATATTTTGGTATTGGTTGATAACAATAGCGCCAAAGAAACTGGGGTTAATGATTATTTGCACAGCATTACTAAATCAAATACAAATGCCGAAGATGTTTTATATGTTGATAATTTAAAAAATCTTGGAGTTGCAGGAGGCAGAAACAGCGGCATTTGTGCTGTAGAACAAAGTAAGTACGAACAAGAGTATATTTTTAATATTGACGATGATATTATTGTGCCAGAAAATTATGACAAACGCATTGTGGAAATTTGTAACAAGGTTCCAAAAATTGGTTTAACTGGAATAAATGTAGAGCCCAATAAATACCCAATTGTGACGATTAATGGAATAAAAGTGCAGATCAAAAGTGCCGGAAATCTTGGCGGAGCTGCTTTGGCGATTCCACGTCGTGTTTTTAAGAGAACCGGGTACTATGGTTTTGGAAATGGCACCCTGTATGGACATGAAGACTCCTATCTACGCTCAAAGCTTGATATACTTGGGCTTATAAGCGCGTATATACCTGGACGTGGGACTCATCTTGATAAATACAAGGATAAGGCGTACAGGGTAGCAAAAAATAACGCACATAAAAAAGGATCAATCCAATTAAGGGAATTATCAAAATCCGTAATAGAGATGCGGAAAACAGGAAATGTATACACCCCATATATTGGCCCAGATATATACACACCAGTCGACGAGGATATTTTTACAGCCGATCTGATTATGGACGGAAGACAAAAATAATGGTATTTGCTGTAGACAAGATGGTGTTGCATGATATGTATATTGTACAGCATATGAGAATAATTGATATCGCCAAAGCATATGGGTTTTTATCTTCTGATCCCATTCGAAGGGAGCTAAAGAGACACGGAATTAAAATTCGCAAAAGAGGCTCTGG